GAAAAACTATCGAACACGACAAAAAATTTGGTAAGTATGAAATGATGTAATTATGGAAGACGTTTATTTAGGTAATCCCAATCTAAAAAAAGCAAATGTTCAGCAGGAGTTTACTGAAGAACAGATTCTTGAGTTTATGAAATGTGCAGGAGATCCTGTATATTTTGCAAACAATTATATGAAGATTGTTTCTCTTGATGAGGGACTTGTTCAATTTAAACCATATGATTTTCAAGAGAAGTTAATTAGAAACTTCCATGAGAATAGATTTAATATTTGTAAGATGCCTCGTCAGACTGGTAAGTCTACTACGTCTGTAGCATATCTATTACATTATATTGTTTTCAACGATAGTGTTAATGTTGGTATTCTTGCAAACAAAGCAGCAACTGCCAGAGATTTGTTGGGTAGATTACAAACTGCTTATGAGAATTTACCGAAGTGGATGCAACAAGGTATTATATCTTGGAACAAAGGTTCTATGGAACTGGAAAACGGATCAAAGATATTAGCAGCATCTACATCTGCTAGTGCGGTTCGTGGTATGTCATTTAACATACTATTCCTTGATGAGTTTGCATTCGTTCCAAACCATATTGCCGAGGCATTCTTTAGTTCAGTTTATCCTACTATTACTTCTGGTAAAACAACCAAAGTCATAATGGTCTCTACCCCACATGGTATGAACCATTTTTATAGGTATTGGCACGATGCTGAGAAGGGTAAGAATGAATATATTCCAACTGATGTACATTGGTCTCAAGTACCTGGCAGGGATGATGAATGGAAGAGACAAACAATTGCCAACACATCTGAGCAACAATTTAAGATTGAGTTTGAGTGTGAGTTCTTAGGATCTGTTGATACTCTTATTGCACCATCTAAACTTAGAGCATTTGTTTATGAAGCACCTATCATAAGAAAAGCAGGTTATGATTGTTATGAACAACCTATAGAAGGTCATGATTATGTAATGACTGTTGACGTAGCAAGAGGAGTTAGTGAAGATTACTCTGCCTTTGTGGTTGTAGATATTACAGAGTTTCCTCATAAGGTTGTAGGTAAGTATAGGAATAATGAAATCAAACCTATGATATTCCCTAATGTAATTTGGGAAATAGCAAAGAATTATAATAATGCGTTTATTATGTGTGAGGTAAATGATATTGGTGATCAAGTAGCATCTATTCTAAACTTTGATCTTGAATATGAAAACCTACTGATGTGTTCTATGAGAGGTAGAGCAGGTCAAGTTGTAGGACAAGGGTTCTCTGGTAAGAAGACTCAACTTGGAGTTAAGATGTCCAAGACAGTTAAGAAGATTGGTTCTCTTAATTTAAAATCTCTTATTGAAGCAGATAAATTAATATTCAAAGATTATGAAATTATATCCGAATTAACTACCTTTATTCAGAAGAGTAATTCATTTGAGGCAGAAGAAGGTTGTAATGATGACCTTGCTATGTGCTTGGTAATATTTGGTTGGTTAGTTCAGAGTGATTACTTTAAGGAACTTACAGATCAAGATGTTCGTAAGAGATTGTATGAAGAACAAAAGAATCAGTTAGAGCAAGACATGGCTCCATTTGGTTTTATTGTAGATGGAACAGATGAAGATCAATTTGTTGATAAAGAGGGTGATCGATGGTTTATAGATAATGGGTCAATGGACACATCCACCAATTGGAATACGGATGAGTATGGTGACAAATCTTATAACTGGGAATATCGGTAATGGAATTTGACAAGCAACTTAAATTAGGACATCTGTTGCTTGTAGATAGAAAATGTAGAACTTGTGGGGAGATGAAAAATCTCATTGATGGTTTTTACAGAACAAGAAAAAATAGAGGAGCAGTTCCATCATCTTACTCCTATGAATGTAAGATTTGTACCATAAGAAGGATTGTAGATAGAAGAAAAAAGAAACCATTTAGTGATTGGGCATATCCAGATTGGTAGTGTTCACTCCATGTTTCCCCGATGAAAATAACCTTTTGAATAAATATTTTTAGATAAAAATGAGACATCGGAGAAAGACAACATGGCCACTCCTCAATTATCTCCTGGAGTACTGGTAAGGGAGGTTGATTTAACAGTAGGAAGAGCTGATAATGTATTAGATAATATCGGTGCAATTGCTGGACCGTTTGAAATTGGACCTGTCGATGAACCAATCGACATCACTACTGAAGAAGATTTAATTAATACTTTTGGTAAACCAATAGGAACTGACTCACAATACCAATACTGGATGACAGCATCGTCATTTCTTTCATATGGTGGTGTTCTTAAAGTAGTTAGAACTGCAGGTAGTAATCTTAACAACTCAAACGCAGGTGTTAATGGTGCGACTGCTGCTGCTGTTAAAATTTATAACTATGATGATTATCTAAACAATCATCAAAGTGACGCATCTTTCACATATTCTTCTAAGAACCCAGGAACTTGGGCAAACACTCTTAAAGTTTGTACCATAGATGATGCAGCAGACCAAATAATTGGTATTAGTACTAATAACTTAGCACTTGCTGGTGCTACTGTTGGATATGCTGTCACTGCTAATATAGACGGAGCAGTTATTCCAGGAATTGGAACCACGGGCGGATTTACTGGATTCCTTAAGGGAATTATTACTGGTGTAACTACTGACTCAACAAACTCTAATTCTACAGTTGAAGTTAAGATTACTGATAGAATATCAGTAATTGGTGGTATTACATCTTACTTCCCAATTGACTATGCAGAAGGAAATAGCATAGCAGCATATACAACATCATCTTCTGTTCAATTCTTGAATAATTCAGGAGTTACTACAGGACACTCTGCTACTGCAGCATATACTCCAGCATCTATTAAAGACTGGTATGATGAGCAAACATTAGGTTTAACTAATGCAACAACTTATTGGAAGACCATAGCACCTAGACCAACCACTAGTAACTTTGTTAGTGAAAGGAAGGGTAGAAATGATGGTATACATGTTGTCGTTGTTGATGATCAAGGTAGATTAACTGGAATCAAAGGAAATATTATTGAGAAACATATAAATCTATCTAAAGCAAAAGATACAATTTCTGCAGTTAATCCTCCACAAAAGGTATACTACAAAGATTATCTTGCACTTTATTCTGATAATATCTACACAGGTTACAACCCATCTTCTGCTAAAGATACTCACTGGGGTACTACACCAAATGCTTCTGGATTCTCAACAGCATGTACTCCTGTTGCAACTGGAGACGGTCTATGGGGTCTAGATGCACAGGGTGTTACATATAGTGTTCTAGGTAATGTCGCATACACTTTAACTGGTGGAGCAGATTATGCAGCAACTCCAAGTGGTGAAATTACAGGTGGTATGAAGGCTACATTAGCCGACCTAATGACATCCTATAGATTGTTTAGCAATAAGGATGAAATTGAAGTTGACTATTTGATCATGGGTCCAGGTTGTGACACAGAAGTTGATTCTCAAGCAAAGGCAAACCAACTCCTTTCACTTGCTGGAGAAAGAATGGATTGTATGGCAACAATCAGTCCACATAGAGCAAACGTAGTTAATGTCACTAATACTGATACACAAACTACCAATGTGATTAACTTCTTCAGTCCACTTGCATCATCATCTTATGGTGTATTTGATAGTGGTTATAAGTACATGTATGATAGATTTAATAATGCATTCCGTTACGTTCCATGTAATGGAGACGTTGCTGGTCTAATGACTCGCACAAATATAGTTGCTTATCCTTGGTTCTCTCCTGCAGGTCAGCAACGTGGTGTTATTAATAATGCAGTTAAACTTGCATATAACCCATCTAAAGCACAGAGAGATAAGTTATATCCAAATAGAATTAACTCTTTCGTAACCACACCTGGTATCGGAACACTTCTATTCGGTGACAAAACTGCTCTTGGATATGCATCAGCATTTGATCGCATTAACGTTCGTCGTTTATTCCTCACAATTGAGCAAGCACTTGAAAGAGCAGCACAAGCTCAACTCTTTGAACTCAACGATGAGTTAACAAGAGCAAACTTCCGCAATATTGTGGAACCTTATCTTCGTGACATTCAGGCAAAGAGAGGATTATTTGGATTCCTCGTTGTTTGTGATACCACAAATAACACTCCTGATGTTGTTGATAACAATGAATTCCGAGCAGACATCTTCCTGAAGCCTGCGAAGTCAATCAACTATGTTACTCTTACCTTTGTTGCTACCAGAACTGGTATTAGCTTTGAAGAAGTAGCAGGTCGAGTTTAACCTTTAGATCTAAATAAAACAGGAGGATAACCACAAATGGCTCAAACTAGGACAAACAAAAGCATATCTGATTTTAAATCTGCACTACTTGGTGGTGGTGCAAGACCCAATCTGTTTGAGGTAGAGTTAACTACTCTACCTGACGGAGTTACGGGTTGGGATGCTGAAACTTTTAGATTTATGTGCAAAGCATCATCATTACCTGCTCAAAATATTGCAGCAATTGATATCCCATTTAGGGGTCGTATTTTTAAAGTTGCTGGAGACAGAACAATTGATCCTTGGACTATAACAGTTATTAATGATGAGAATTTCTTATTAAGAAATGCATTTGAAAACTGGACACAGCAGATTGCTGATTTAAGCACTAATATTGGTGCAACCCTTCCAGAATCTTACATGACAAATGCTAAGGTATACCAACTTGGTAGAGGATCTCAAGTAAGTAGTGAAAATAGTTCTGGAGATCGTAATGTTGTATTAAAAGAGTATGAATTTGTTGATATATTTCCAACAAATGTTTCAACTATTGACTTATCTTACGATACAGGTGATACTATAGAAGAGTTTACCGTAGAGTTTGCAGTTCAGTCACTTAATTTGGCTGGCGCATCTAACCCTGACGGCTAACTAAATAGTTAAAAGTTAAAATAAATTATGGCTAAGTTATTTGGGTTCTCGATAGAGGATGCTGAACCAATATCTCCAAGTGCGGTCTCTCCCGTTCCCCCTAATCAGGAGGACGGGAATGATCATTATTTGAGTAGTGGTTTTTTTGGGCAGTATGTAGATATAGAAGGTGTATATAGAACTGAATTTGATTTAATCAAAAGATATAGAGAAATGGCGCTTCATCCTGAAGCGGATAGTGCGATTGAAGATATTGTAAATGAAGCATTGGTTTCTGATAGTAATGATCAACCAGTACAGATAAATTTAGATCATTTAAATGCTAGTGATGGTATAAAGAAAAAAGTTAGAGAGAATTTTAAATTTATATTAGACTTATTGGATTTTGATAAGAAAGCACATGAAATCTATAGGAATTGGTATGTAGATGGTAGACTTTTTTATCATAAAATTATAGATTTAAAAAATCCAGAAGCAGGTATACAGGAGTTGCGTTATATTGACGCGATGAAAATTAGATATGTAAGACAAGAAAAGAAAAAGGGTGATCAATTTACCAGAGGAGCAATTGCAGGATTAAATACAGGGAATCCAGAAGAATATACATTTCCAGAATTAGAAGAATATTACGTATATACTCCAAAACAAACCTATCCTACTAACAGTACTGCTTCTGGTGGTGGAAAAGGTGCAATTAAAATGGCAGCAGACTCCATTACATACTGCACGTCTGGATTAGTTGATAGAAATAAGGGGTCAACTCTTTCATATTTACATAAAGCAATCAAATCACTCAATCAATTGCGTATGATTGAGGATAGTTTGGTTATATACAGATTATCAAGAGCACCAGAAAGAAGAATCTTCTACATA